GAATCATCATCAGGTAGTTCCTCAGATATCCAATGATATTTGATGTCAAATAAAGTGTCGTCATCACAATCGCGTAAGAATACGACGGTTGCACGATCGACATCGGGGATGTCAAACTGGATATCATCAAGAAAACTTGATGGGTGATCCAGTCCTCCCATAAACTCAGGAAACGAGGGAACCAATTCGTATCTTCTGATACGATCAGAAATGGCCCGATTGTGACCGATCATAAGATCGACACATCGGCTTGTCCGTTCGACAAGACCCTGGTCCTGTGCTTGAAACCTTAAACTAGAGGATATTTGTCGAATTCGACTCAATATCGGGGAAATCCCCACTTCACTAGAACAAGGATTAAATAATCGAGGCTTAAGGCAGTCTAGAAAGACCCACCCTTTCGTCGTCGAATCATTGTAGCATGACTCCTCAGTAAATGTACCGAATGACTCCGAAGAGTAAAAGGTAGATTCACTGGGCATCAAGCCGAGTATTCTATAGAAGAGTACATAGTACCTCCTAAGAAACCCCGGCGGATAGTCGTTGAAATCAACGATGTCATCACCACTCTGAGAACTGTCTGGATCAAATTCGGATACCCGAACTGAATCCAACCAGTCCTGTATCAGTTCACTATGAGCACTGATGAATTCATCAGCATCAGATGATGTTATGCCCATATACCAGTCGAATTCGCCTGATAACTGATCAACATACGTTCTTACAATGCCACTCATGACATTCAAGAATACGCCTGAAAGACCCTCACCCATCATGATCCCGCACCTATGTACGTGACCATTTGGTTTCAAATCGTGAAAGAATTCACGAGGCGAGAGGGCCAGATCCAAGACAAAGTCGCTAAATTCACTAAGACAGCCCCGAAGGACTGTGTTAACGAATGGACGGACCACTGTCCGAACGCACTTTGCATATGGAGAATCCGTGGCAGTTGTTAAGTCAATTGACTCACAAGTACGGTGAAAGAAAGATGGATTGCCATCATTATCTAAACCGTCACGGCCACCACTTATACTAACCATCAAGTCATAGAGTTTCACTGAGCTCAGTAAACCTATCTTAATGGAAGGATCGCGTCTAACAAAGGGATCCAGAATATGCCGAAGCATAATCTGCAACAGAGCCACCGATAAAGGTGAAACTGTAATGACCCTAGCTTTGTAGCCCTCCTCTGAGAGCGATTCGACGCGGCTTGGAATGACTCCATCAAAACGAATTTTGGGAGGATTCAAACCAAGCGATATGTATTCCGAATCACTGGTAAGAGTACCAGGGAAACGAGAATGTATATCATCAATAGCCCATAGAAGCCCGAATAGACCAAATCTTTGATCTATAAAGTCACTTCCGATGTCCAAATAAAGGCAATCCGTTATTGGACGACCTATACCCCAATATTGAGGTAGGAGGGCTGTATTTCCGAGGATATCATACAACGGACCAGAGGGTCTGTGAGGTACAACCTCATCAATCGTACGGTAAATGAAATCATTTACGACTTTTGAGATGATCTCCCCGATCTTACCATCGTCACTTCTTTTGAAGTCAAACGAGGAGTTAGTACTCGTCGACCACCACGTGCGTTCGGGAATTTTCCCACCACACATCCGGGCATAACGAGTCACCATATGGGTCAAATCGAATTGGTACTGCCAAATGGCAGCAGTCGTTTCGAAGAAGGAAAGAAGTGAAGAGTCACACTTTACCTTATCAGCACAGGGTGCTGTTCGACCTATATTAGCAAACGGGTTCACTTTCCTAGCCATGGATATCCCTGGATTAGGAAGAAGAACGCGAACATAGCAGGGGTGAAGAAGGAATGGGGGAATCCCCACCTTATCACCTAAACGACCGATGATCTGAGATATCTCAGACTCCGTCAGACCTGCTTTACGAAAGGCATGCCGGCAATTCCGGGGTAGTTTGCAGTAGCCCACTACCGAAGTGTCAAAAGGCGAATTCGAAAGAATCGACCTTATGGCATTTGACCATCCTTTAATTAACGATGCAAGCGCTCTCTCCCCACCGGCCGAAAACGTCCGAGTGAGGTAGAGAAGCGTTTCATCTATTGCTTCCACCGATGCGTCTGTGTACACAAATGTGCACAGCAGACACAACCATGTGGGTGTTCGCTCTACAGATGTAGACGGCATGGCAACAGGAAACAGTGTTGGGCTTAGTCCAAACCAACTTTCGTTGGTAGGGGTGGCTTAATAACCGTTAACGCGTCCAAGCTTCTAGATAACTAGACGACTAAACGCACATATACTTACTTCAGAAGAAGCAGCTATCTGCGAGGCAATCGACGGTCAAGATAACTTGGC